TGTTTATTGTATCCATCCTTTGTTTATTGTATCCATCCTTTGTTTATTGTATCCATCCTTTGTTTATTGTATCATAATAAGAAATTTCAAATTATAATCATAAACATAAACTAAACCTACACTAAACCTACACTTTAATCAATATTACTTATTATCGATTATATTTACATTTTTTTATCTTAACCAATTTTTGTATAAAAAAAATTGATTTTTTTTTTTTATATGATACATTCATATATATTTATGTCACAATTAACTAAGACTACTAATGGTGCACTCGCTGTAAAGTCAGAGAATGCATGGGTTGATATTTGGCTTATTATGGCTGGTACTCCCCCCGATAAAATTGTAAGCCTTTTCACTAAGGCTATTAATGCGAATTTAGACAATCCTGAAGGGCTTGCAAGAATTCTTATTTTGGTCGCAAGAATTAGAGATTTTAGAAACGGTGGACAAGGTCGCCGTTTTGAATCTATGACTGCTCTTATGATCGCAATAACTTTGATCAATGACACTCATGTAATCGAAGTCATTCTTTATGTATTTGCAACCCATTATGGTAGATGGAATGATCTAAACGACATTCGTTGTGGTCTAGAAAAGAATAAATTTAATTTTGTTTCTAATGAGATAAAGATGTTTATTCTTGAATTCATCAACCAGAAATGGGCAGATACTATCAAGTCCAATGTTTTCTCCAAAGAGACTATTGGTGCTTGGAAGTATTTTCCTAAGGAAAAGAATGATTGCGATGCTCGAGTAAAAATTGGAAAACTTCTATTTCCAAATATTACTCAGGATACTGTTTGGCATGGTATTGAGGTCACTGAGAGATCTCCACTTCATATGAAGTGGCATCGTTTACTCAAGTCAGTTCGCATTCTTCTAAGAAGTAATCGAAGCAAGATTCATATGGTTGAATCTTTCCTTTGTTCAGATAATGCAGATAAGATTAACCCTGAAAGGGTTCCTGGTGTTGCCAGAAATAGACTAAGTCGTGCACTGACAAATATTGCTTCAATAAGAAGTAAGAAAGGAGATGTCGAACGTACTTCTAATCCTAAGAGAGTGAAGTGTGCTGAAAACTTTAGGGATCATGCCCAACAGGTTATCGAAGCGCGTCAAGCACATCAGGAAAAGATGGATGAACTTCGTAGTCAACTTGCATCAAGTAATCTCTCTGATGAAGCATCCGCATTAATCAGAAAACAGATTGATGAGGAAACCAAGAACTATGAGGAAACTGCACCTAAGGTTCATGGTGGAGATACTGTGAATGTTCACCAATTGGTTCAACAGTATCTCAAGAAAAATCCTGAACATTATCGCGAAAAAAAACCAATGATTGAAGATCCAATGATTGAAGCTCAGTTTTGTGCAATTTTGGATAATATTAAGTTACTAGCAGAGAAAAATGTTCTTGTTGTTATTGATACTTCTAGGTCAATGCATGAAAAGAATTCTAATAGTGATGTAGCTCCGCGCGATGTTGCAATTGGTTTGGCTGCAATATTTTCTTCTTTACTTCCACCTGCACTTCGTCATAAGTGTATCGCATTTTCAAATAGACCAACTGTTTTTGATCTTTCGAGGATCAATGGAGGAAATCCAAAACTATTTCATTATATCAATTACTTCAATGAAAATGAAATTGTTGCGAATACAGACATCAAACTTACAATTGATCTAGTCTCTAAAGTAATGAGAAATCAAGATTTCAAGCTAGATATGATTCTATTCATTACTGATACACAGTTTGATGATATCACTACTGATAGAAGATTCACTGCTGGTGAGTATTTTAAGCTAATGCTTCCAAAAACTCTCTGTGGGTTTTGGAATGTGAATGGTGTTTACACTGAAACCCTACCTGCAGAACCTTCAGAGAATGGTATAATCATGGTTTCTGGCTTTAATGCTAAGATGCTTGATAGTATATTTGATACAGTTAATGCTGCGTCAGAGATATCATTCGAGGATTTGAAGGCACAACGAGAAGCAGCACGTAAAGCTTTTGAGGAGAATAGAGCACAGGAAATGCTCAGACTCCAGGAAGAGGAGCGGCGTGCAGAAGAAGAGAGACAACTCAATACCTATCAGATGATCCTTGATTTCTGTCATGGTGAGTTTTCTTATCCAATTAGGCACAGGCTAAATGCTATTGTTTCAGGTATCTTTGCAGAGTACACCTTTGTTGAACCAGTACCTGATGATCTTAACTCAGAAGAAAACTGAGCCAAACAAAAAATTGAAATTTTTTTATTGTAAGTATGTTTATTAGTGTTTATGTCATTTCCAAGAAGAAATAAAAGAATAGTTTCAACTAGTACACCAATTGATACATTTGGTGAAACATTAAGTAAAATAGCTGATGCTACAGTAAATTTAGATGAAAACTTAATAAACGCTGCAACATTATTAAATATATCATCTAGAACTTTATCAATGATGCTTCTTTCAAATAATCCTAATCAAATAGAATGCGTAACATTAATTCGCAATTTATCAGAATCATTAAAAGAATATCCAGATGGAGTTTTACCAGATCAGTTATCTCAATATATTATACAATTAAATCAACATATCCAAGATCATCCAATTTTAGAAGATGATATACCTTCTTACTTTGAATTAATTTGTCCAAATGTTAGACACCCTTTAATCATTTATGAACCAAATCATGATCATGATCATAATGATGATTATAATAGTGAAAATGATGATTATAATAGTGAAAATGATGATTATAATAATGAAAATGATGATTATAATAGTGATAATGATAATCAAGAACTGAATAATTCAGTCCTTCTTATTTCTGTATCTGAAGAAAATATTAAGGATGATATTTGTGTAATATGTTTCCTTAATCTTAATCAAGAACCAGATGTTATTCAAACTATTTGTAACCACCAGTATCATAAAAACTGTATAACTCAATGGATAAATATAAAAAAATGTTGTCCTTTATGTAAATTTAATTTATAATATTATATATAATGCAATTAATAATTCCCTCATTTCCTTTTCGTGATTGGAAATATCATTTTTTACTAACAAAAAAATGTAATCTACTACATAAAGGAATATCACCAAATTCTAAATTAATTCCAATTTGTGTTAAAGATTACATTATATATAATAATCATCCAAATAATGTTTTCATTAATAATCTTGAAAATATTGAAATATTAGATAATAAAAGTAAATTTGGAAAATATATGTTAAATTTTTTTACTGATAATACACCTCCAACAGTTTATTATAATATTGATGATGAAATATATTATAATGAAAAATTAATATCAAAAAATATGATTAAAAAAACAAATAAAGGTTGGTCAAGTTTTGGTGTTGAAAGAATAACTTATTTTAATATTAATGAATTAAAAAATCACATTGTTCAAACATATATTGAAAATGATGAGTATTTTTGTGGACATTTTTTAGTTCTTAATGGTAAAATACTAAATAAAATTTACTTTTATTCAAGCTATAAATTTCCTAATGGAATTAAAAAAGGAAAAATTATAGATTATAAAATAACAGAAAAACTTGTTGTCGATGATAGTATTTTTGAAAAAATATTTAATGATCTAAATTATTCAGGGTTTGCTTGTCCGGATTTTATTATTTATAATGAAAAAATAACTATATTTGAAATTAATCCAAGACCTGGTGGAAGTTTAGTTGCTAATATAACATATCTAAATTTATTTTTGGATACATTAAATGAAAAATTATAATCTGAACTTAAAATTAAGATATAGCAAACAAAAAGATAATAATTAGAAAATTTTTTGTAAAGTTATAATTTTTTTTCAAAAAAAAAAAAAATAAAAATAAAAAAAAAAAAAAAAAAAAAATAAAAAAATTTTTTTTAAAGTTATAATTTTTTTTAAAAAAAAAAAAAAATGAAAGTGAAAAAAGTGAATTCACTTTTTTCACTTTTAAAAATCATTTAAGAATAAAATCTAAATATATATATTATGGATAAAAAAGTGAATCAAAAACTCATTTTTAGATGTAATTATTGTAATAAGAATTATGCTAGTTCAAGTAGCTTATGTAATCACAACAAAAAATTTCATAATGAATATGTGGTGGAAAGAGGTAGTTTTGTTCAAAATAATGAGGTAGTTTGTGGTACTTTTGAGGTACTTGATAAAAAACTGTATAAGCTACCACAATGTAAATTTTGCAATAAACAATTTAATGACAGGAGTAATAAATCTAAACATGAAAAGATTTGTAAAAATAAAATTATTTTAGAAATAACAAATGTTAAAAATGAAAATGAATTATTAAAAAGTCAAATTATAAATAATATACAAAATATAAATAATGGAATTATAAATAATAATCAAATAATTATAAATCAAGTTGGTAAAGAAACATTAGACGGGTTAAGTTTAAAAGATATATTATCAATTACAAAAGATGGTAATAATATGCCAATCACTTGCATTAAAAAAGTTAATTTTAATAAAAAATTTCCTGAAAATCATTCTTTCTGTACAACAACACTTGAAGGAAAACATTTTACTAGAATTAATCATAAAACACAAAAACCTGAAAAAATTAATAAAGTTGATTTTATTAATGAAGTATTAGATAGTTCATTAAGATTTATTAATAATATTTCATTGATGATTGAATTTGACGAATCATTCCGTGATAATATACCACTAGAACATCAACAAAAAATAAAAGATATTTTAAATAATCAAAATAAATTTCACGAAGCTAAAAATAAAAAAGCTTTTTTTAATTGTATCAATGATATGAGCTATAATTTTAAAGATATAATTTTAGAAACTTGGAAATTGATACAGCCATTAGATAATAAACAATGTGAAATAGAAACTGATAGTGAAGAACCCCCTTTAATTGATGAAAATTTTAATTATATGTCTTCTAGTGATGATGAGTTATAAATGATTATAAATATTTTATAATTATTTATATATAATGAATTCTATAAATCAAGTAAAAGAATGGATAAAATATTTTAATGCAAATATTTATAATCGCGACAAGAAAATATACACATACGAATTTTCTATTGAAGTTTCTGAAAATATTATTAAATATTTAATGCAAAAAAAAAAAAATAATGATATATTTGTTGGTACTACAATTAGAACAGATTTTTATAAAAAATCTAATAAAGCTATACATACATTAGTATTAATTACTTATACAACTTATAATGATAAATATTATGTTGTAAATAATTACTATAAAATTGATGATAAAATTAATATTGATTATTTAAATTACATAAATTGTAAAAAAATTGTTAAAATTGATTTGGATGATTTAATTCATGAAGAATATCCTTACCATGATGAAGGTTATTATTATGAATGTAGATATGTAAAAAAAAGATATTATATAAATGAAGAAAAAAATTATGTATATTATAATGGTCTATATATAGAAAATGTTGCTAATACTAACAATATATTTTATCCAAATTTTATTTCAAAATATTTATCAACAAGTCTATCTATTTTAGATATGTTATATAAAATAAGTGATAGTATTAAAAATATAAACTAATAATATTTTTATTATCTAAATTTATAAAATATAATCTTATTATAATGGCAAGTATTGATATACCAACATTTAATATACCAAATGTAAATGATATAACAGTTGATATATGTAATCAATCTTCACAATTAATAAATAATAATATTATACCAACTTTAAACTCTTCAGTAAAAAAAAATATTAATAGATTAAATATATCAAGTATGGATATAAATGCAGGTATTTTAAATTCAACTAAAGTATTTGATGATGTAGTACAAATAAGTGTTGAAGGAATAAATACTAGTATAGGTGCTATAAATAATTCAACAAAAAAAATAATTAAAATTTTATCATTTTTACAAACTTTGATAAAAACAAATACATTTTTTGATACATTAAAAACAATAATATCTTTAAGTATTTTATCAAATATACCCCCTGATAAAATAAGTGAGGTAACAAATTATACTAATTATGTAATTTATTTTATATTTTTTAGCATATTTGTTAGTCCAATATTAAGTATAATATTTTTATTTTTATAAAACATTATAATGGATATAAAATCTATAATAAAAATATTTTTTTTTATTTTAATAATAGGATTACTTTTTTATTCTTTTATAGTAAAAATACCAATATTATGTTTAACATGTGAAGAACCTGGTATATTTACAAGATGTATTAGTGGTACTGGAATTGGAACTAATACATGTGATGCTTATAATTTACAAAAAGAAATTATATATGATGTTAATTCTTCTTATATTAAAGTTAATGATCAATTTGGGAAACTAAATGGTACATTTGACGAAGCTTATGAAACAATTATTAAAGCAAAAAAAACATTAACTGATGCTTTAGAAAAAATTTCATCTTTAGAGATTCCTAATATATCTTCAATAAATATTCCAATTATAACTGATATATCATGTTCAATTAATTTTGATCAAATACCTAGTGTAGATATTTGTAAAACAGGAGTTACACCTACAGTAAATGAAGGTGGAATTGCACCTTTAAATAAATCATTATATGATTTACAAACGCAAATTAATACTTTTGTAGGACAACTTAATAATACTGTAGTACCAATGAATACATCAATTAATGATGTAAATAGTTTAGTTAATGGAATTGTAGAAGATATTAATAAAGCAATAACTAGTGTGAATGATATAACAAAATCTAATATTCCTAGTGTTAATAAATTAATTATACCAACTTTAAATTCTAATATTAATAATGCTACACTTCCACAATTATATCCTATTAATATATCATGTGATATTAATATTCCCAACTTAATAAAAGAAAAAATAGGAAGTTCTACTATAGACATATGCAGTTTATTAATTAATCAAATTAATAAAAATTTAATACCTCAATTAAATAATTCATTTAAAATAATTGGAAATTCTATAAATACAGCTATTGTAAATATTAATAATGGTATAAAATTAGCTATAGAAACAATTCAAAATAGTATTTCTTCTGCAATAATTATGCTTCAAAATCAATTAGATGCATTAAATATTTTTGCTAAATTATCAGAAAAAGTTGTTGAACTTTTTTCAAAAATAGAAAATTTAAGTGCTATGGGAATAATCAAAACATATATTTTACCAAATATTAAAAAATATTTTCCTTTTACAAACTTTTCTAATACACTTACATTTTTATTCTTTTTATTTTTAATTCCATTTATTATTCCTTTATTCTTGATTATAAATTCATTAATAAATTTAATACCAGATATAAATATAGGCGGTAGTAATAATGGTTAAAAATTATAATTTATAAAAAGTATCACAAATTATATAAAATAATATTAAACCATTAAATTCTATGACTACATGAAATGGAAAATCAGGATATTTTTCTAAATTTTTTTTACAATTTTTTTTTTCATTTATAAATAATAAAATTATTAAAATTATCATAAATATAATATAATAAATTTTATTTTTAATTTCTTCTGAAAAGTAACTATAATAGTAACATAGTAATGATATATATATTAATGACATGCTAATTAAATAATAAATAAACGAATAATTATAAACTAAATATAAATCAAGGAATACTAAAAATAATAACCATAATAAAAAACAATCATTTGGAAAATGATTAGTACTTTTATAAAACAAAAATAAAAAAGCAAAATTCATAAAATATGCTAACAAGTGTGTAATATTAATTTGAATTGATCCAGATACATGTTTATAATGTGAATATGCATGAAATAACTCAAATATTAATATTGTAATTAATAATATTTTAGATTGAACACTTTTTGCTTTTTGTAAAAAAGTAGCTATCATAGTACATATTAAAAGATTTAAAAAAACAGAATATGGTTGTGCAATACCATTTTTATTAGGTTTTTCACATGTATCAAAAGGAAAAGTGTAATTCTTATTTTCCATTATATTACTATATAAAAAAAATGAAAAAAACTAATATTACTTAGAAGTATAAAATTTTATGAATATTGATGTATGTAGTTATACTGATTTAAGCCCTGATAAATTATATATTAAATCTATATCTGATGACAATGATAAATTTATAAAATATTTGTCAATTAAAAAAAATAAAAAAGATTTGCTTTTTGTATTAACACCTTGGGTAAAAAAAGTAAATAATTTTAGTGGTATAGTAACAAATAATTTTGAAGGAAACATTTTAGAATATCCAGAAGAATTTAGAATTGATATAAATGAAGATGATGATTCAAACTTAGATTTTATTAATAGATTAAAAGATATAGATACATATTTTATGTCTGATGAATTTAAAAACAAATATTTACCAAAAAATTATAATGGTAAATATTGGTCATCATATAATGAAAATAATAAATGGATTAAGGCTAAATTACAATATAAAAAAGAAGACAATACGAAAAAAATATCAATAAATATTTATAATACATTTTCATATCCAAATAAACCAAATATATATTATAAAAAAAAGATTGATAATATTAATACTGCTAATGATATTAAAAATTTAATAAAAAAAAATTGTAATTTTCGACTTGTATTAATACCAACATCTATTTGGTATAATAATAGTGGTTATGGAATTAAATTAAAAATTTATGAAATACAGATAGGAACTAATAAAAACGATTTTGATTATTCTGAAAACAATTAGGTTTTATATTTATTTCAGGATATATTTTTGCATATTTTTTATTTTTATTATCTTTGTTAAAATATATTTTTTTTATAATTTTTGTAATAATATCCATATATATACATTTATAAAAAATTGAATTTAAATAATTTTAACTATATTAAATTATTTTTAATGAATATATTAAGATTATCATTGATTTTAAAATTAATTGGAATAATTTATTGTTATAAAAAGTACTTAACCACTTATAGTTGGACACAGTTAAGAAAAAAATTAAGTGATAAAAATATTAGTTTTGAAGAAAAAAGTAAAATTAAAATACATATTTTTAATGATTATAAATTTAGATCTTATTTAAAAGCAAAAAAATTAAAAATTTTAAACAATGATTTAACTAATTTTATACATAGAAAAGAACTTGGAAAATATGCATTAGATGGATTATATGAAGCTATAAATACATTTAATCCAAAAAATAAAATTAATTTTGCTAAACATTCAGATTTTTATATCAATAAAAATTTAATTATTGGATTAACTAATTTATCACCATATAAAAATGAAAATCAATTTAATTATAATAAATGGTATGATACTTATTGGAATTGTATAAATAATGACTTATCACCATTTAATAAAGAATTAATTCAATTAAAATATAATTATAATTTTGACGAAATCAGAAAAACAGATGTTCTTGCAAAAAAGTGTAATACAACAAGTGAAAATATAACTGATATTATAAGTTCCTCTTTACAGTATGTTCAAAAACAAATAAAATCACAAAATGATTTTGGTTATATTTGTTTTTCAAATAAACTAAATCTTTAATAAATATTTATAACACTCAAATGTAGCTAATACATCATTTAAAGCATTATGTGCTCCAATAATTGGTTTATTAAATAATTCATTATATAATATTTCTAATTTTTTATTTGATAATGTATATGTATCTTTTATTTCATAATTCTTAAAAATATTATAATTTATTTTCCCATTTGAAATTATTTTTATTTCAAACTTTCTTAAATTATTAATAATTATTCTTAAATCAAAAGCAATATTATGACCAACAATATAGTCAATATTTTTTAAATCAGTAATAAATTCTTTAAAAACATCATTAAAATCTGTTCCTTCTTTACGAAGTTTTTCTACAGTTATACCATGAATTAAAATAGTTTCTTTTGATGGTATTCGGTCTTTTATAAATTTATTTACTGTTTTTATTATTTTAAAATTTTCATCAATAATTATATATGCTAATTGAATAACATCACCATTTAGATCTGATGTTTCAGTATCCAAAACCATAAAATTATTTGTTTTATTTTCTTTTGTATTTAAAACAAATTGTACATCTGATTGTTTTACTTGAATTATATTATTATTATTTAAAATATTTTGATTTATGGAAGGATAATTTCTATTACTTTGCTGATCATTTTTAATTTTTATTTCAAGATATTCAATTAGTTCATTTTTTTTATTTATTGTTTTATAATTTTCTGGTATTATAAATAAATATTCATGACCGTTCATTATATTTATTATACATAGTTTATTTATTGAATTATTGTTTAATAAAAAATAATATGTTAATAATTGCACAAGCCATTCTAGTTTAAAGTCACTTTCTGAACATTTAAAATCAATAATTGTATCATCATCAACCATATCAATTTCACCACATATAAAACATTTTTCTTTTTTGTTATTTTTAAATTCATGTCTAACTAATACTTTACAACTAATATTTTTATGTTTTGAATATAATTTTATATAATCATCCATTCTATTAATTAGTGAATTATCATTAATCGTATTTAAAATATTAGTTTCAATTAAGTTAAAAATATCTCTGTAAACTAATCTTCTTCTTTCTAATCTAAAATTTCGACATAATGATATCCAGTATATATCTTTATTATTATAATCATTTGTTTTAATTTTTCTATATGAATTAATAATTTTATCAATGATAATATCTGGATAAATGTAAGGTTTTTCTAAATTAAAATTATTTATATCTTTTGTTAATAAATCTACAATCATTTTATCTTTTGAATGTATATTATCTCTAATTATTTGTTCAGTATCAATATCAATAAAATCTATATTAAAGTTTTTTATAATATTTCTGGTAATATATCTATCACAAAATTCGCCTAGATCTGGCTCAAATGCATTTTTTTTTATATCTTCTGTAAATGTTAATTTATTTTCATAAGCTATATTAATTTCTGGAAATATATTTGGTATTAAATTTTTATTTCTTAATTTTTCAAGATCATTTTCATTTAATAAACTAATTAATTCATTAACACCATAAATTTTTTTTGTATATGTTTCAATATCATTTCCACCTAAAAAATCTTCTAATTTTTTACTTGTATTATTTTTTATTTCAATATGATTAATACATTCTTTTAAAAAAATAGAGAGAGGAAATTCTGAAGGTTGAGAAATAAAATGTAAATGTTTTTTACAACGTGTTATTGCAACATAAAATAATCTTCTTTCTTCTTCAATATTTTTAATATTATTATTTAAATGTTCAGGAAAATGTTGATGACTTAATCCAATAATAAAAACAATCGACCATTCTAAACCTTTTGATTTATGTATTGTGGTTAAAACAATTTTACCAGGTTCTATTAATTTTTTTGTATCATCAGAATTTTTATCAGTAATTAATGCTATATGAGGTATATCATGTTTTGTTAATTCCGTTTCCATCATTTTTAATGGATAACAATTTCTAGACAAAATACAAATATCTTGATAATTATAATTTGATATGTAATCTTTTATTTTATTTATTATGAAATTATAAGAATTATGTTCTGTCTGATTAATAATTAATTCTGGTTTAATATTATTTATATTTTTATCAATATGTACCATAATTTTATCTACTTTATTAATATTATATGATATAGATGTATTTGCTAAATTAACAATATTTTTAGAACTTCTATAATTATTTTTTAAAAAATATGTTTTAACATTTGGGATTATTCTATCAAAGTTAATCATATAATAATTATTTGTTCCTCTAAATTGATATATGTTTTGATAATCATCACCAATCACAGTTAAAAAACAACCATTATCAACAAAGATTTTAAGTATATTAAATTGTATATCATTAACATCTTGAAATTCATCAAAAAATATATATTTAAATTGACTACTAATCTCTTTTCCATACTCTTGCATTATTTTTAGACCCATTGAACAATATTCTGATAATGAAAAAATATTATTATTAATATTATATTTATTAAATAATCTACAACAAAATGCATCTATAGTATATATTTTAATATAAACATCAAAAGCAAATATTTGTTTAATTCTATTTCTAATATTTTGTGCAGAATCTCTATTAAATGTTAAAACTAAGATACGATCTGGTGTGATAAAATTATCTAATAAATATTTAATTCTATATAATATTGTAGTTGTTTTTCCTGATCCAGCACCTGCAATTATACGTTTGTTTTCATAATTATTTGATTCAACTATATTTATCTGTTCTGTATCTAAAACTATTTCATTCTCTTTAACTAAATAATTTTTTAAACCTTCTATAATATTACTTAATTCTCCTTTTTTTAATTTAGATAATGTATTTTCAATATCAATATAATTTGAAATACATTTAATGTTATCATACATAAAATCTTTATTACCTATATTTAAATTCAACGACGCTATTAAGTTATACAAACTCATAATATATATTCAATTAAATCTTTAATTAAATATATTTTATTATACGTTTTATTAAGGTTTTTTAAAAATATTATATAATATAATGACTGTAATAGACGGAATTGAAATTGACTGTTTATATTACAAAATGAATGATATAAAATTCGCAATTAAAAATAATGAACCAATTGAAGAAAAATTAAATGTAATAATTACTATATCTAATCCTTGTCTTTATAAAAGACGTTATATTCTGCTAAATGAATTTGTAAAAAGAATAGAAGAAGAAGAAGATAATGTAGAACTTTTTATTGTTGAAATGATTTACGAAGGTCAAAAATTTATAGTAACAGATAAAAACAACCCAAATCATTTACAACTCAAGTCGCAAACACCTATTTGGCATAAGGAAAATATGATAAATTTGGGTGTTAAATACTTACTTCCGTCAAACTATAAGGCATTTGCTTGGATTGATAGTGATATTGAATTTGAAAATAATAATTGGGCTATAGAAACACTTAAAATATTAAATGGTTCTAAAGATATTGTTCAACTTTTTAGTCATTGTGTTGATATGGATAAGGATAATACAACTTTAAATTTATTTCAGAGTTTTGGATATAATTATAATAAAAATAAACCATATTCAACAAAAAAATTAGACTATTGGCATCCAGGATTTGCTTGGGCTATGACACGTAAAAGCTATGAAAAAATAGGAGGTTTATTTCAAATGGGTATATTAGGTTCTGGTGATAATGTAATAGCTCTATCTCTTATTGGTAAAGTTAAAAGAATCATTAATGAAAAATACAGTGATGGATATAAAAATGCTATTTTAGATTTTCAAAAGAATGCGAAAAGTTTAAGGCTTGGATATGTACCTGGAGTAATTAGACATCATTTTCATGGTAAAAAAGGAAATCGTAAATATGTAGAAAGAAATGAAATATTGATTAAACATAATTATTCTACTAGACTTCATTTAACTACAGATGAAAAAGGAATATTAGTACCTACAGACCAATTTACAGAAGAATTTAAAGAAGATATTATGAATTATTTTAGAGAGAGAAAAGAAGATGAATAAATAAAATTATTTATTAAATACACCTATAGTACCAGATCTACGACAATGAGGACACTTACAATATTCTTTTTCTCCTCTATCCTTTTCCTCACAATAATCATGTAATGTAATATTACATCTAACACATATACACAAATTTTGATTTTCAATAGTTTCCCAGCAAATTAAACAATCAGGTTTAATTATATTTTGATTACTTATTCTATTTCCCATTAATTTAATAAATTATCATAAATAAATTTATTATCAATTTTTATTTTGTAAAATAGGTATTTAAGGATGTAAAGGTAAAAAGTGTAATGAAAACTATTTTTATTTTAAGTTTAGAAAATAATAAAATTTTTATAGATAAATCAAGTGATCCACATAAAAAAATTTCTAAACACTTTTTAGGTAAAGGAGCAGAATGGACAATACGATATAAACCAGAAACAATTATAACTATTTTTGATGAGAATGATAAAATTGATAAAATTGTTAGAGATTATATGTATAAATATGGTATTGATAATGTAAGAGGAGGTAGTTATCAAGATTTTATTTTAGATAAAGATAAAGTTAAAAAAGAGATATTCACTGAAAATAATTCTTGTCTTCGTTGTGGTTATAAAAACCATAATGAAAATGATTGTTATGCTAGTAAAGATATTTTTGATGAAATATTAGAAGATAAACAATGTTATAGATGTGGTAGATATGGACATATATTTTATGATTGTTATGCAAAAAAAAATATTGATGGTGATTACATTGATTCAGATGGATATTATACATCTGATAGTGAAAAATAAATTTGAACGAACAAATAATCTAAGTAAAATTTATTATAAAAATCTAAATTTATAATAATGTGTATTCTTTATTATATTGATATTGAATATGTAATTGCAAAACATGATCCAGATATATACCATATTCCATATTGTAGTAATTATTTTTGTCATAACACAAAACTAGAATCATACAATTTAATTATAAAGAATGCTAAACAAATTGATAATTGGTTATCACCTATAGATTTCTATAGATATATTGCTATAAATGATATTGATTTGGAATATTTTTCAAAAAATGCATATATGTTTAAAAAAAAATTAAAAATTATTTGACTTTAATTTATTAAATACTTTGTTATATTTAATAATTATAAAAATAAATTATGACAACAAATATAAAAATGAATTATTAATTATATTCAAAATTAATGTTTAAAAATAAATAGTTTATTTTGTTAAATTACAACTAGGTATTATCAATTTTATCATTACATTTAACAAAATTAAAAAAATAAAAAAATAAAACCCATATAATTTATTAACTCCTGAAAAAATATAATCATAATTATTATCAAAATAATAATAAGAACTAACTATAAAAAGTATAATTTGACCAATATTATAAAATTTAATATTATATCTATATAATCCAATAAATAATAAAAATAATAATAAATAAATCCAAAGTAATTCATAAAATCCATATATAAAACAATTTAATAGTGGTTGTTTTTTTGTTATTTTACAAATTTCTTGAGTACACATATATGTTTTAAAAAAATCATGTAATGTATACACATATAAATCTCTTTGTGATGCATACAAATTATGATTTTTATGAAAAAATATATGGTTTATTGTAACAGTTTTATTTTCTAGTGTTATAACTTTATGAAACCAATATGATGGAATATAAAGTAAATCGTACTGTTCTATATCTGCATATTCATTATCCCAATCCATGATTGAAAGAGCAATATTAGATAGAGGATATACTGGTATTGATCCAGGTGGTGCTAAATAAAATCTTTTTTTCCCATATAAACATATATTAATTACATCTTGACCATTACCATCATAATGCCAACGTGTAATATTTCCTTTATTATGAGACCAAACTCTAGTTGTATTTGTATTAAAACTTATAAATTCTTTAATATTATCCATAAAATTATTTAAACAATTTTCATTTAAAATCCCAGAATTAACATTTCCTATTTTAAATTTTTTCATACTTGTATAATTTGAATCATAATATTTAAAACATTTATCATCACTACTATAAAAATTTTTTATAACACACGGTCTATTTTCTTCTACATGTTTTTTAATAAATTCATTTGGTGTTATTTCATTATTTTTATAAATTTTAATCATTATAAATTATTTAGATTAAAAAAATAGCTTAAATTTAATTTCTTTATAATATTAATATGACAACAAATAACTACATTATTTTATTTGTGATTATTTTTGTTTTGATATTACTATATATAAATATAGGAAAAGCAATATTTTATAAATATTATTGGAATTTAAAAGTTCAAAATATTTTTTCTTATATTTTTGTTTTCAATGAAATCTTTTTAAATAAAGACTATAAATATTTAGATTCTATTAATTTAAAAAAATTAAATAAAAATAAAAAAGAAATTTATTTTGATGTAGGAGGTAATAATGGATTATATTCACTTTATTTAAATAATAAAAATAAAAATATTGAAGTCCATGTTTTTGAACCAATTGAAGATTTATATAAAAATATTAAATGGAATATTAAACATAATAAAAAATTAAGTAATACATATTTTATTAATAATTTTGGTTTAGGAAATAAAAATGAAAAGTTACAAATAAATTATATGCCAAATGCAGATGGATTATCAACAATTAAAAATGATATAGAAGTAAAGAAAAATCATATTGTTAATGGTTATTGTCATGATTATAACTATCCTATAATAAATTTTATATGTAAAAGTTTTATGTCTCAATTATTAAATAAAAATAGATTAAAAGTTGAAAAACGTAATATTAAATTAGTACGTTTTAGTGATTATGTCAAAGAACATAAAATTGATTTTATTGACAAAATAAAAGTTGATATAGAAGGTTATGAATTAGAATTTTTAGAAGGAATAAATAAAGAAGATTTTGCAAAAATAGGTGCTTTTGTTATTGAAGTTGAAAATTATAGAAGTAATCATACTAAAAATATATTAGATATTTTACAATTAAATAATTTTTCATATAAATTATCAGAAGATAAAAACAATAAAAGAAATAATTGGCTAATGATATATGCAAAAAATAATTTATATAAATAAATATATAAATGGAAATAAATTATAAAAAACTTATTTTAGAAAATCCTCATATCTTGAATTTTCAAGATACCGAATCAAATATTCAAATACCTAAATGGTTCATACCTCAAAAAAAAAGATTATGGTCTGGTGATGCGGATTCACCTAGGTCTCATTTTAAAATACCAATTGAATTAGGTTATAATGTATATTACTGTTATCCAGATTCGATGAGTAAAAAAGGATATGAAGATTTATTTTATAATTTGATATATTTAAAAAAAACTTATGGTGAAGGATTATATTTAATATGTCTAATTGATATAAGAAATAAAGACCAAATTGATAGGTTCTCAATAGTTTTTACAAATTATTTTGATGAATTTAAACGTACCGGACATAATTGGCCACTAGATTTTGACACTATTAATAAAATATTAAAATTAAATGGTAAATATTATTTTGATCAAAATTTTACTATTACTAATACTACAATAGATCGTATTAATTATAGATTAAATAATATTGATAATCAAACAGAACAACTCCGATTTATATTAACTATAGAAGCAAAATCTATTTCTAAAAATATAGATGAAGAGTTAACTGAAAATGTTAAAATATATGAAGATTGGATTGCGTCAATTAAATCTAAATTAAATGTATTATTGAATAACAATGTATTATCTAAGTTTTTTATTAATGCTGAAGAATCAAAATTAAAATCAAGTATAGAAAACTTTAATACTTTATCTGATTTTATAGAATCAAAATATAGAAATAAATTTCAATTATTTGAAATTTTGTATAATATATATATATTTTTACGACAAAATTTCAAATATTTGAAATTACCTAAAACTTTATTTGGATTAGTTGATATAGTAAATGATGAAGTTATTTTTTATTATCAAAAAAGAGATAATATTAAATTAGAATTATTTTATAGACAAAAGTACTTAAAATATAAAAAAAAATATTTATCTTTAAAATATCATTGATAATTTAGAATATAACTAACATCTAAAGTAAAATAATAAAAGAATTTTGTTATGAATTATTTCTTAAAGTCATTATAAAAATTGATAATTTATTATAATATATTTTTATTTAATAAATTATGATATTTTCTTATAATGATATTGTTAAAAAAATAGCTAAAAATAAAAAAATAAATTATAAAGAATTGTATTTTTATGGTTTATCAAAACTTAAACCAAAAATTATAGAATTTGCAGATACAATTAATGATACATTTATTGACATAATATTAAATCATGAAGATATTTATATTTTATTATATTGTAATGATATTAAATTTAAAATTTCAAATTGTTGTGGTTTTATATTATATACAAAAACAAATGATAAAATATATTTACTTTTGTTATGTATTAGTAAAAAATACAGAAAATTTGGTTATGGAAAAATATTTTTGGATGAATTTATTGAATTTATAAAAAAAACACATTCAAAAAATAAAAAGATTATATTGCATCCAATTGAAAAAAGTATTGAATTTTATAAAACATTTGGTTTTGTTCAAACTAATTGTGAACCAAATAAATTTAGAAAATTATTCAAATATGAAAAATATGATAAAAATACTTGTTTATTTGAATTATTTATATCATAGAACAATTATTTATATCATAAAACAATTATTTATATCATAAAACAATTATTTATATCATAAAACAATTATTTATATCATAAAACAATTATTTATATCATAAAACAATTATTTA